ATCATGACGATACATTTCATATCTTGTTCCCTGAGTCCAGTTTCTTCTTGTTATTAATCTTCTTATATTTGCACTAGTAACCTTCTTACCAAATATTGTTGTATCTCCAGAATGGTCTATGTAATTAAAATTATCTGTTGGATTAGGGGTATCAGTATTCCAAGTAGTGGTTCTACCAAAGCCAACTGCAAGTGCTGGATTAGCCAAACCTAATGTGACATAATAAGAATTTGCAGAGTCATCCACTGTCTCTACAAAGTTATTTGCATTTAGAATTCTAAATTGATCTGTTACAATTGCAGCCATATCATTAGCTTTTTTCTATATTTATACTACCCAAGATCCTTTCTTAAAGAACCGTTGTCTCTAAGACCGAAATCCCTTCTCTGGATAGATGGGTAAGTTGTTAATCCAGAGTCTATTGTTAACCCAGTAACACCTATTGATACAGGATTTGAACCTCTGGTAAATCCAGAGAATCTTCCCCAAGAGAAACCACCGATTGTTGAACCAGAAGTATCTATACCAGTAGTATTAACACCAGTCATTATATTACATGTAATAATACCAACACCTGAATTAAAGGCATTTACAAAGTAGATATTATCAACACATGTTGTTCCAGTTGCAACAACAGTGGAATTATCACTCACAACTGAGGTAACACCATGTCCAACTTGTGTTCCAAATATGTATATTGGATAACCAACTTTTAAATCTGTAAGAACTGAATTTGGATTATTTGTTAAATCCGCACTTATTGTAAATTTAAGAGCAGTTGGATGTCCTATTCCACCAGTTACACCTATACCTGTGATTGCACCATCAAATCCTTGAACGGTTGTGATTGTATCAATATCCTCTTTTACTGCATTTGGAAGTGGTGCTAAGACTTGAGGAACTGCAATATATGTGTATCCAAAACCAGGATTTGTTATTTTTGTTCCTGTTATTACACCATTAGTGATCGATGCAGTTGCAACTGCAGTTGTTCCGACACCTACTCCTATAGCATGAGGAGCAGAAATTGAAATTGAAGTTGTAGATCCTACGTAACCACTACCACCACTTGTAATAGAAAGTGATGATATTGTACCAGCAGCTGAGACAACTGCAGTAAATCCAGCAGCAACAGGATTTGTTGAACCGACTATTAATCCCCCAACACTACCAATTACTAAACTTGAGAAATCTTCTTCATAATTAAAGAATTTTGCATTATCAACAAATAGTTGATTATCAGTAGTTGTTATATCATCAATAATTCTAGCAGTTGGATATACCTGAGATTCAATAGAGTCTCTAGATTTAGATATTATTTCACCATTTACTTTTTTGTCTATCTTTTGTTTTATCCAACTAAATGGTTTATATGTTGTCTCATTAACACCTAGTCCAGTATAAAGATTAGTTTCAACTTCATCAGATGCTAAGATTGAGAATATTGTTCTTGGATCTTGAGTTGTTGTTACGCCAACTTTATATAATTGAACAACATCACCAGTTTTTATAGTAGGTGCTATTGATGCTCCTGCAGATACTTGAACTGAATCAACACCAGTTGTTCCTTTATAGAAGAATATATCAATAATGTCATTAGCATCAGGTGCTTGTACAAACTCGAATGATGAACCACCATCAAAGGTATAAGATTTGTTTGGTTCTTGTATTACTCCATTTACAAATATAAGTAATAACGCATCAAGATCAATCAGTGATGAATCTGGATTATCTGGATCTACCTCAAAACTTAATAAACTTGCATTATAGAATATTGGGAATCTCTTTCGTACACCATTTTGTAAATCTTTTATAGAATCAATAAAGTCAAATTGACCAAAATTCCAAGATGAATACTGATCTTTGAATACTTCAGTAACTGTTAATTCAAAATCATTTATCAATGATGATAGAGATTTATCAGTAACTAATCCAACAGGTTTGAATACATCACCTAATTTAAAGTTATATCCATTGTTATTCAATTTAAAGTTAACAACTTCAAAAGATGTAGATCCTATACCAACTGTAGTATTAGCAGCTCCTACTTCAATATCTACAGTAACACCTGTTCCAGTATCAGTGGTAGATCCAATACCTCTTCTAGAAACTCCAACAATTGGTAGATTTTCATATGATGGGTCAGGTATAACTATGACAGGTTTAGTATATCCAGAACCACTACTATCAACTGTGAATGATAATGAACCACCAGCACCTACTGCAACAGAAACTGCTGCACCAGAACCTGATCCAGTTCTATCTGTAACTGCAACAGAAACTGGATGACGATAACCAGAACCAAGTGATAAATCAGCAAGATATTCAGTGACAGTTCCTAAACCAACATATGCATGTGCTTGTGCATCTACTCCAATATCAGTTGTAAATGTAGTTGATGATAATATACCAGTTATACTAAATTCTCTGTTACTTGGAATACTTAATGATGGATTAAATACCATTCCATCTAATCTAATAAACTCATTAATTTTTCTAAATTCATGATTACCTGAAGTGGTGACTTGAAGTTGACCTGTTAAATGGTTATAACTTGCTGTGCTTATTCCAAATGAACCACCAGTAGTTGCAATACCAACGATACCAACTATTGATCCACTTCCATCTATATCTGCTTTAACTTTTGCACCTGCAAGAGGAGCAACACCCAATCCACCAGTTGATCCGACTGAAACAATTATACCACCTCTTGGAAGTTGATTTTGATTTACATCTGTATCACTAATAATTTTCTGTCCATTAGATGATGTTATTCCAGTAAATACTACATTACTTTCACCACCAACCTCATTAAACTCATAATTATTACCTAAATTATTAAATGTGCTTGGTGTTTGGAATATTCCATTTAATAGTAATATACTACTTCCTGTTTGAATACCAGATGTGCTTGCACCTCCAACTCTTAATGGATGTGTTGCAGCTATTCCAGTAAATCCATCAGAAATATCATCAAATACAGTATTTGTGCTATAATCTTGTCTTAAATATACTCTTCCATTAAAGGTTGATCTAACAGGATCTAAGTTTGCTTGTGTCTTTTGTGTGGCATTTGCATCTCCTTTTGGTGAATCTGTGAAATGAACTGTGCTATCGACAATGTTGTAACCACCAGAGAATAATCTAGTTGTTGCACCTGAACTATGATTTGTAGAAGCAGATCCTATTGCACCTCTCTCTACAATTAAAACATTTACTGATCCAGTTTGAGTTATTGGACCAACTGATGTAGTTCCCAAACCAACATTTGTTATCTTCATAAATTCATCATTTATTTTAATGATGTCATTTGATTGTATTGAAGAAATTCCAGTTACACTGAATGTTGTTTGAGTATTTGTAATATTGTATTCCAGATCTGTAGTAATTGGTGTAAATGCCATTGGTGATTGTATTACACCATCAATTGATATCAATGCTTTTTCATTTTTCTTAAACATTTCAAACTCATGAGCATTACCAGATCCTGTTCCAGTAAATGTAACTGCAATATCTGCTAATGCATCAGGACGAGATTTTGATATTTTAAATGTATCTTTTGTTAATCTAATAGCATATACTTCTGAACCTAAAGTACCACCAGCAGTTGTAATTCCAGTTACTGATATACCTTCAAATGTTGAACCTGGTACATATATTAATCTCTCACCAGTTTCAAAGAAGTGATCTTTAATTGTAAAGATACCAGTTGATGTATCTAAGCTTGATGCATCTGCAGGATTAAATTGCTTTTGGAATATTGGTGTAGAATCATTTTGAAGTGCAAAACTTGTCTTATCCGATCTTGCACCATTTAATGCATCATATTGTCCTAAGAATAAAGACTCTGTAACTGTTCCGTATTGTAAATCTGGGGGTATATTTAATAAGTCACTTTGGGTATAGAATGCTTCTGTAAATGTTTGTACCTGAACACTATTAGTTCCACCAGTATAAAGAGGATCTGGATGGAAGTTGAGGTTTAAATCATTACCAACTAAAGTTGAAGAAAATGTTCCTATACCTGAAGTACTACCTATTGATATGAATGGATATTGAACACTATGTGAATCAGTAGAATCATGAGCAACTAAAACTTGATGCAAAGCACTTGTTGAACCACTTGAAACCCTTACAAATCCCTTTAAAGTAGAAATCTCATTTTCTAAGAATGTTGCAATTGTAGATGCTACTGATACATTTGAAAAATTAGATTCAAATCTAGTAGTTTTTTCGGTTCCATCAAGTTGACCAGTTAACTTGAATCTATAGGTTCCAATTCCCGCTGCTGTTGTTCCAATACCAATTATTCTTGATCTAACTAGAACTTCTCC